CGCCGACATGAAGAGCTTGACCACATCAGCCAGCGACTCCGGGATGCTACCCTGGAAGTAGATCCGGATGAGGCTAAGGAGCACGTTCCGGAAGTCCGTGTCGTTGAACTGCAGCTCGGGGAGCTTGCCGTTGAGGAACACGAAGTAGCCGATGATGCTGTAGAGGAAGTCGCCCCGAGTCTTCGAGAAGTCCCGATCCCGGTCAACCTCCTCCAGGGCCAGCTCAAGACGCGCCAGCTCCACGGCGACTGCTTTGGCCTCCGTCGTGTAGTTTGGCCCCTGGATGGACGAGCTGTAATTGCTCGGTAGGAGGTTGAGGAGCTGCGAAAAGATGGCCTGCGACCGCTGAAGAAGCCGCAGGTTGTACTCCCGCCCCGTCTGGGACGTGGTGTAATTCAACCTGTTCGGATCGTCAGTGAACCGGGCCATCAGCCGTTCCTGTACGTGACGGTGAGCTTCCCGAGATTCAAGAATTCCACGTCAGCCGCCGAGATGTCGTGGGCGCCGGAATCGCCCCGCACAACATACGAACAGGCATAGGTATGGTTGGTGGGAACATCCGGGGGCGTCCCCGTGCTGAGTAGCGCCACCAGGATGTGGTTGGCCGTCAGCTTGAGACGCTGCGTCACGATGTCGGCCGGGTCCGTGTACCCTTGCGCGATCAGCGTGGCATCGTCCGAGTAGCCGAGGATGACCGCCCCCTCGGACCCGATGATGTACGCCTGGTTCGCCTGGTAGCCGACGAGGGCGACGGACTCCGCCAGGGTCATGGCGATCTCGTCCTGGAAGACCCCCTTGTGCTCCGTGGCGTAGCCCCCGTTGTCCGTGGTCGGGGCCGTCAGGGCGTCCGTCAAGATGAAGACCCGTTGGGCACCGAAGTCCAAGGAAGGAATGGGGTGGTTGTTGGAGAGGACACCCTCCCGGATACGCCTGGACCCGTCAGCGTAGGCCATTCGAGCAAGGGGCACGACTTCGTAGTCGACCCCCGTGGTCGCATCGACCGCGTGGATGATGTCCGACTGGGCGATCCCGTAGCCGATCCCCCGCTGATTCAGCTCCAAGGAGACGTTGGTGCGGAGGGCGGGATCGACGTTGTCCTTCGTCGCACCTGACTTCAGCTGCACCGTGGTCTCGAAATCCACATCGTTCTCGACCGTCTGCTTCACGAGCACATCGGCCGTCGCGTGTCGCCGCCGGTTGACCACGTCCTGGAGCTGCTGGAGCACGTCGTTGATCACGTAGGTGACCGTGAAGTTCTCGTCCTTCACGTAGTCCACGGAGACGGACTGCCCGCTGATGATGGTCGAGGCCGCCGTACGCACGATCTTCGGGGGCGTCCGGTCCGTCCCCTGGATGATGTCGAAGTCCGGGATGGCACCCTCCGGCCCCGTGTACTCCACAGTCCTGGTCGCGTTGAAGACCCGGATGGTCTTGGTGTTAATCCCGATCGCGTCCAGGGGCTCCTGCACGAACCCGATGAGCACATGCAGCTCATCATTGACCGTGATCTGCGTCCCGCTTGGAACGCCCGCCGCCTGGCTGATCGCCACGTAGTCCTTCGCGATCGTGCTCTCACCCTCCAGGAGAGGGTCGCCCGTCTTGTAGAGGCCGTAGTTGGTCGAGGCCGAAAGCGCGCCGGAGATCTCGCCGATGATGGACACGATCCGCCGCACCGGCTGGTAGGTCATCACGAACTGGTTGAGCGACCGGAAGCGATAGTCGGCGAGCACGATGTCGTCGATCGCCGTGACCGGCTGAGGGATCGCCGTGTTGAGCCGGAACGTCTGGTAGTCCTGGACCACCACGCCGGTCAGGTCGTAATCCTCCCCGAGGGTGGCGTTGCGCACCCCTAGCCCCTGAGAAGGGTTGTTGAGGATCTCGATGATCGGGGTTGCTGCCGTCACCCGGGAGTCGAGGACTCGGAAGGTGAGGGTCGCCACGTCGACGATCCTGCACTGGATGTCCCGGGCAACCTCGAACGCAAAGGCGAACTGCTCGGTGACCTGCCGCTCCCGCAACCCCTGGACCCAAATGTCGACCTTGCCGCCGATGTGCTTCTTTCGCACGTCGTCCCAGTCGCGCATCATCAGCGGGTCGCCGGACTTGACGATCTTGGACTTGATGACGCCCGTCTGCTCGGCGGCCGTCATCGCGTAGCCCATCTCCGTGCCCGTATCGACCGACGGGAAGGCCAGGATGCTTCTGGCTGCCAGCTCAGCGTTCGATTCCACATCCTCGCCGAAGACCGTCGCCTCCGTATTGGTGACGCTGACCCCGGAGACGCCGGTGATGTTCTTGATCGAGTTGGCCGGGCGGTTCCCCGCGGAACCGATCTCCAAGGCCACGATGTCGACGATCAGCTCGTAGCGCTTCGTGTCGAAGTTGTAGTAGGCGTCCGCCGTGGCGGCCGGGAGGGTGTACGTCCCACCGACCCGGTAGCGGGCAACGGGAAGGTTGTTGACAGTGTCGGCGTCCGTCGAGACGATCGAGTCCGCCGAAACGATGAGGTCGGTCGCCGGCTTGGTCGGCGTGTAGACGACCGCCTGCCCGACCGCGAACCTCCCAGGGAGCCGGGTCTTCTGGACGTTGCCCGCGAGCTTGTTGAACTGGGTGTCGATCAGCGACTGCGTCGCCTGGCTCGTCGTGAAGCCCAGGGCCGACTGGAGGGCCGATTTGTAGGCGCTCGACACCACGGGATCGCTCACCCCATCCCCGTTCGCGTCATCGATGGCCAGGAGCGTCAGGAAACTCTGGCTCCGGTGGACGAAGTCGAGGAGGAACCATACACGCTCGGCCTCAGAGGCGAACGGATCGACGCTCACGTCACGCGTCGTGGACCCCGGGATGAGGCTGATCTCGGCGTTGACCCGGACGACGAGACCCAGGTAGTCCGTGACGATCTGCGTCTGCGTGCGGCCGGGAAGGTCTTGGATGGCCGTGTCGATCGTCAGGGGCGTCCCAAGCACCTCCTGGCTGTAGGGCGTCTCGATCTCCGTGGCCGTGGCGGGGTCGTAGTAGATCGCCGTCACCACGTAGTAGAGGGGGTCCGTCGCCGGAGTGTTTGCCCACTGGTCGGAGTTGATGGTGCCCGCAGTCGAATTCCTGTTGTGCCGGAAAACCGCGTACTTGATGAGGTTGTAGTGCTCGGTCGTCGAGGTGAAGCGGCTCTTGAAGAAGAACGTGTGCGCGTCTTCCAGGACGTTCAGCCGTTCGGCCAGCTCGTTGCCGAAGTAGTCCTCCTCCGTGACCCGCACCCTGATCTGCTTGAGGTGCGGGTTGCTCCAGAGGGCCTTCTCCGTCAGGCTCTCGTAGACCGTCTCCTCGTAGGTCGCATTCGCGTCCGTGATCAGGGATTCGTTGATCCTGTAGTAGCCCGTCGAGCCCGTAGGTGCGGTAGAGGCGTACAGGTTGAATCCGAGGAAGACCGCCGTGACCGTCGAGTTGGTCGAGGCGTTCGGGTACGCCACCAGGATGTCGACGTTGTCCCGTAGGCGGTTGACCTTGACCCCGGACGGGATGTCGGCGCCGTTGACAGAGACCTGATCGACCCGCGTGATGGTCGCCGTCGCGGTAGCCGACACGCCCCCGACCACGTCGATCGCCCGGAGGGTGATCGTGTTCGTTCCAGGATCCAAGGCGAGACCGGCAGAGTAGACCGCCAGGTTCGGGATCGTGAAGTTGTTCAGGTCGAGCTTGATGAGATCGGGATCGGAGACGAACGTGCCTCCGTTGATGGAGATCTGCACCGCAGCGGTATCCGTGCCGAGCTTTCCGGTCAGCACCACGCTGTCCTGGTTCGTGGTGAAGACCAGGTTCGACGTGTAGCCGGACCCATCCCGATTGTAGAACTGCGGTGCGGTTGCCATCGATCACCCGGTGAGCACGTAGCCCCGAAGGGACTGGCGGAGGATGCCCTGCTGTTGGGTGTCCCCAAATAGATTCAAGGGCTCCGGAACCCGGACACCCCGCCTGATCTGCAACGGCTTGCGCGAACGGTTCTGCACGTTGACCGTCAAAAAGAAGACCGTCGGGTCCGCGCTGCTCTGCTGCACGTTGACGTTGATGAGCCTGAACGGGAATTCCTCGTCCGAAACAGGCTGGTTGATCTTCTCCTCCTGCTGCCGCTTGATGGACTGCCAAGCGCCGAACGCCCGCGAGATGTCCGCCGTGATCAGGTTCTGGATGACCCCACCGACCTGGATCTTCCGACCGATCTGCTCGGAGAGGATCGTGCCGTACCACGGGTGGAAAGGGTTGCTGCCCTGGTCCGTGTAAAACAGCTTCATGCACTCCTGGATCAACAGGGCCTCGTCCCGGACCTGGATGACCTCTCCCGTGCGTCCGTAGAGCCAGTCGTTCTCGATCCCGAGGCCCCCGCACCGACGGCAATCCTGCTGGGCCGTCGTGTAGGAGATCTCCACGAAATCCGCGTAGCTCTTGAGTGGACGATCGAACACGATGTACTGCATCGGCCGCGTGGTCGTCTGCTCAGGCGCCACGATCATCGTCCAGCCGGGGTACCTGTCGATCCCCCGGTACTCCTTGGCGACGATCCCCGCAGTAGCCGCGAAGGTGCTCGTACCGAGAATCCTGACGGACGATGCCCGCCCGCCATAGATGCTGCGGAAACCAAGTCGCCGACCCGACACGAAGAACTGCACACCAGGGACCTTCGAGGACAGGAGCCTTACCAGCTGATCCATCGGGATCGCCGTGAGCGCCGGTAGGACGATGTGGATGGTCGGACCCTGATTCACCTTCACGTCGAGGATGTCGTTGACCCCCTCCTTCACGGTGAATGGGCCATTCCTGGACCCCACGACATTGGGAGCGATCTGCATCCCGTAGGACGGGACGTCGGTCTCCCCGTCAACCCGGACACGAACAGAGGCCCCAGAGATGACCGGGCGCATGGGCCGGATCGTCATCTGGTCGAAGTCCATGTAGAGGGGCTCGTCCACGACGTAGTGCGAGCAGACCTGATCGAGCTTGCGGTCGTAGCTCATACCGAGCTTCCTTCCCCGGGCACAGTAGCCCCACCATCGTCACGGCCATAGATGAGGGACGGCTCCCGATCTTCGGACTTCCCGTCGTCCGAGTAGGGCTTGAACGGGGCGTAGGTGAGCTTCCCGTGCGGGTCCTTCCCCCTGTCATCGTAGATGGTCCGGTAGATCGGATCGTGGAAGAGGTCGTTGATCGCTGCGAAGATGTTCTGGAGCGACCCCTTCGTGGTTGTCGAGGCCGCCATCTTGTCCAGGAGATCCATCTCCGCTTCGAGCTGGTCCACGTAGTCGACCATGCGCCGAATCTGACGCTCGATACGCTCTCGCCTGTAGTCCATAGCCTCGGGTAGCCACGATCTCGCTTGCTGGATGAGCATGGCCGAGGGGCCGTCCGCCAAGCCCGGCTGCCCCATGACCTCCCCATTCGACATCAGCTGCGGCGGACTCATCTCCCCCGCAGGGAGGAGGTAGACTGCCTGCGCCATGTCCCGGACGTTCAGGTCGTAGAGGGCATTCCCACCGAGGACTTCATACGCCGCGATGAGCTTGCCGATGTACGTGTTCGGTCCGCCCGTGTCGTACGCCTTGGGCGTCCCGTTCGCATCGTAGCTGAAGGAGAGCCTCCCGACCCGCAGGATCTCGTACTGCAAGTGCAGGATGCGCCCAGCCAGAACGCCAAGCTGAGCCTCCGCGAACGCCGCAAAGCGGTCGAACTGGCTCTTGTTGAACGTCCCCAGCCAATCGAAGGCCATCGCTCTAGAGCCTCCGCATCAAAAGATCGCCTTGAGGGCCGTCTCGAACGACGACACGTCGGTCGCCAGGTAGGCGATGCAGATACCCGCCGTGTACCCGCCCTGCCCACTTGTGGGCTTCTTCCCTCCGGCGTTGTCGATCGCCGTGAACCAGTCATTCACGTCGCCCGTCAGGCCCGAGACGCTCAAAAGATAGAAGCCCCCGCCAAGGGACTCCACGAAATTGAGGATCGAGACCAGGAACTGGATGAAGTTCTCCAGGGCGTCGATCTTCCTGGTAATGAGATCGATGAACGCCTTGATCTCGCTCATGACCCCCTTGTAGGCGTCGAGGAGCGCGTTGATCTTGGCGAGCATGTCGTAGAGCATCTGCGCCGACCACGGGATCACGTCCTGAAGCAGCGTTACACGCTCCCAGTCGGGCGGGACACCTTGGTAGCCCAACGTCTTCAGGAAGTTGACCGCCGCGAGGATGTTCTTGCGGACGATCGGGTCGTAGAAGGCCGTCCCATAGGTCTTCGCCGTGTCTGAGGGCACCTGGATCGACCACGGCTGCGCCCGCTTTTTCCCCGGCTTCACGTAGGGCTCGGTGGCCGTGAGCGCCGTGACCAGCTGCTCCAAGGTCGTCACCGACGCGAGCGTCCCACCAGTCTCCGGCTTGCCCGCCGGAAGCGTGCCCTGCATGAGCGCTCGCCACGCCTCGATGACACCGCCCCCCGCCTGGAACAGCAGGGAGGCGTACATCGTGGTCATCCGGGCCGCCTGGAACCGCGTGCTGAAGACAACCCACGGCTGATCTGGGTAGCGCCCTGTGACCTCGCTCGGCACGTACGGTCCCGTCACCGGGCCATTCAGGGTCACCGTGGGAGCGAACTGCTTGCTCCCGAGGACACCGGAGATGGCCGAGAGCGTCCCACGGCCGATCGCCGTGTCGTCCAACGGGGGGATCGGGTTGCCGTTATCGTCGAATTGGGGCTGCGTGACGGGGTTCCCGTCGGGGTCGAGGACGGGCTTCCCCGCATCCGGACCGGATGGGATGCGGACCGGATCCCCCGGCGGTAGCGGGATGTGGAAGTTGAGCGAGTAGGCCGCGAGGAGGGTCGAACGGATGACCTCGACGACGTCGAACGTCGGGATCACCTTCGAGATGCGCCCACGGATGATGGCCGAGGGTTTCCCCATGGTGACCACGGAGTCGGCTTTCGCGCTTGGCCACTTGAGCTGCCAAAGGCCCGCCTGTCGCGCATCCTGCACAACGTCCGCTTCCCGGAGATCGACCCGGTTGTGGATCTCATCCATCCGAAGCGTACCGCTGAACGCTCGGACCCTGTAGAAGTAGGGTTTGTCGATGTCGACTTTGTCGATGTACCGGAAGGTCCCGAGTTGCCCGAGGACGAAGGATAGCGCGTTCGACGAGGCGCTGACAACGTACGCGTTCTCGAAGAGGACGACCGGCTCGCCCGTGTCGTCGTTGATGCGCACCGTCTTCGTGATCGGCTTATTCGTCCGGGGATCGATGCTCCCGGTGTTGACCACCTTGGTCAGGTAGCCGACCTTGGGCGGGTTGTAGTCGCCGATATACCCTACGTCGACGTTGTCCGCCGGGGGTTTGGACGAGCGCTCGATCAGCCACTTGGGCGGATAGAATTCAGAGCTGAGCTGCGCGGGAAGACCCCCGAACGACGGGTCCGCCGACCCTACGTTTGCGGGGAGGGACCATTCGACCGCCAGGGACTCGATCTGGGTCTTGAAGAGCTGCGTGATGGACAGGACGGGGTCACCGGCCGCCCCCACCGGGACGACCTTGACGTTGGCCGGTGCCGGGTATACCGGCTGCGTGAAGTCCTTCCCGAAGAACTTCAGGATCGTCCGAGCCTGCTCCAAGAGCGCCTCCGGCCCCTGGGCGTCCGCCACAATCATGACGAAGCCACCCGTCAGCGAACCCTTCTGAGGCTGCGGACGGTTCGGATCCTGGGCGTCCAGGAGGGATCCCTTCCACGTCTGAACGAACGACGGGAAGCCCCCCTGGAAGCGCTTGAAGTTCGGATCCTGCAGGGGGTTCGGGACGTGGTACCAGGCGTAGAAGCCCGAGCGCCGTAGGCTGTCGATGAGCGTGGTGATCAGCTTGACGAGCTGCTCCACGAGGACCCGGATGGGGTTGCCGAAGTCGACCAGGAAGGTCTTGACCGTCTCCAGGATGGCTTTCGCCACGTCCAGGTACGTGAGGAGGGTCTCCAGAGTAGACCGGACGTCCTCCAGGTAGTCCTTCCCGGGGATGGTGACAGCCAGGGCTTTCCAGTCGTTCGCCACGTTCAGCTCCCGTACGTCAGCTTCTCTAGCTTACGCCGGAGACGAGCGATCTCCGCCTCAGCCGCCGCCTTGGAAGCCTTGGCCACCTCACGCATCTGCTCGCTGATCCGAAACTCCTTCCGGAATTCCCATTCAGGCGTCTCGGACTTCTTCTCGTCGCTCATGAGGCCCCCATTGCCAGCATCTTCGTGAGATCGTTCAGCTGCTGCTGGAACGCGTCGATGCGGTTCTGCTGCGCACGGGCGTACATGAACCGGAGCCCCTTGTCGAGGTTGATCCGGCCATCGATCCACGTGTACCTCTTGTCGTAGAGACGCTCCCGCGACTGCAGGATCTTCTGCACAAGGGCGATTGGCCCCGATGCTAGATCAGCCACCGAAGCGACCCGCGCATCTAGGGCCAGCTTGCGGTTCGTCACCATGGGCGTAAGGAGCGGGTTCGCGTAGATGTTCGGGTCCAGACCCGAACTCACGTAGACCGGCATGCTGGCCATCACCGCCACGAGCCAGGTCATCGTGGCGGTAGTCCAGTCGTCGGCCGCTGCGTAGATACTGAAGAGGTCGGTGAATCCGTCCCGCGATAGGTTGTACGTGCTCACGATGCGGTACAGGACCGGCCCACTGATTGGGAACGAACCGACCACCGTCAGCTGCACTGCCGAGGTCACTGTAGCGACCGGGTACACCCCACGGCTGGCCCCCGTCTGGATGTAGACGTAGTGCGCAGCCGAGACACCCGCTGCGATGAAGTCCGTGCTGCCCATCAGCGTGTTGCCGGAGACCGTCCCGGTCTGCGTGCCGGGCGAGAGGATGTCCGTCAGGACGCCCTCGTTCGACACGTCCACAGGGTCGCCGTCGAGATAGCGAAGGACCGCCGAGATCTCCGAGTCGACCACGCTGGGATCCAGGATGTGATCGTTGAAGTAGGTGTTGTTGATCTGTCCGCGCCCCTGGACGCTCAGCCCTTCCGCCGTGCTGTTCGTAGCCACATGGTTCGAGACCCGGTAGGCCCCACCAAACATCGGAGACGGGACGGCATGGTCAAGCTGGAGCTGCGTCGTAGACAAGCGCCGAACGACCTGCCTACGAGTCCCGACGTTCAGGCCCGACGTGAGGATGATCGTATGCCCGACCTCGATCCCAGCGCTCAGCGCGGGGTCATCCAGGATAAGTGCCGAGGGGAAGGTCGCCGTGCCCGTCGCCACATCCGGGCTGGCAGTCACCAGGATGCTGTCGGAGATGGTCGCTACTGGGAATGGATGATCGACCGTGATCGAACTAGCCCCCACGGAAACGATGCGCCGGAACCCGGCCGTGCTGTTGACACCAGTCGTGAAGCGCACGAGGTCGTGGACCCGCGGGACGGGGGACACCCACGCGCTCGGAACCGTGATCGTCGTCAGGAGCAAGTCGAGGGACGCCCCGGTGACCACGTTCGAGGGCGTAGCCGCCAAGAGCGTCGTCAGGATCTCCTGCTCGGCCTCCAGGTAGACCTGCTCGCACGTGTAGGAGCGGATCTGCATGGGGAGTCCCGTGTCCCCCACGTCGTTCAGCGCCTTGCCATCGAGCGCGGGGAAGCGATACGGGGCCCTGGCGAGGCTCTGCACACCTACCCCATCGAGCTGGAGGAATTCCTCCGAGTTGGGCGGCTTGATCCGCAAGTCAGCGGGAATCGCCGGGACGGAGCCATCGAGGGGTGGGTAGGGCTTGATGTAGACGAGCTTCCCCTCGTCCTTGTTGACCGCGATGTCGGTCCCCGTACGGTAGTTCTTCGCGTACACCGTGTCGGGCGTCGCCCCCGTCGTGCAGAGATAGACGGTGGATCCGATCGGAACGGCTACGGGGAGCGCTCCGACCTGGATTCTCTCCGGCGACGATAGGACCCCGGTGATCGTCAGGGGTGCAGTGTCCGGAACGACGTGCGTCCCATCCTGCTGCTGGATGACGACCGCCATCCCCACGGCAAAGGCCGGACGGTACAAATCCTGGGTACCGTTCGCATTATCCACGTAGATCGTGCCATCGCCCACCTCAGCACGCTTCGTCACCTGGGCACGGGGGAGTCGCCGGTGGGTGGTTGGCGGCAAGTCCGTCAGGTTCTTCCAACGCAGGTCGGAGATCGCGTCCCCGCTATTCGCATCCGTGTCCCTCCCGGCGGTCGTGATGCCGAAGAGCGCCGAACGGAAGGTCGGGTAGAACCGCGACTGCGGCCCCGGCTGATAGAGCTGCTGGTAGGTGCCTACCCACGTGATCGCCAGAGGTGGCCAGGTGAACGTGTACGGGTAGTTCGAGACCTTGAACGAGTCGTCGATCTCGTTGGTCACCGCTGAGTAGCTCGTCCGAGCAGGGTTGCCCCACTTGCCGTCGTAGCGGAAGCGACCCTGGTCCGCCCCCACGATGCGGCCATCGAGGCTCTGAAGGACGTCCTCCAGGTGATTCACAGAGTCGTTGGCGTACTTCAGATACAGCTGGGCGACCCAGTCCTGGTTGTGAAGATGCCCCTCTGAAAAGTAGGCCGAGGGCTGGCCCTGCTCGTAGAGCTTGGGCGAGGCCGCGTTCGACGTGATCGGCCCGCCGCCGGGCGAGCTGCTCTGCGCCTGGGCCCGGAAGTAGGCCATGACCTCGGCGGAGAAGTTGGTGAGCGTCTCGACCCGGAAGATGAACGTATCCGGCCCGAAGACCGTGTAATCCATCGTGAGGTTCTGCCCCGCGATACCGTTGGTTGCGTCCGGAACGATGGCGTGGGTGTAGGTCGATCGAACGGTCGTTCCCGCACGCAGCTCCTGGTGCCCCGTGTAGTAGACGACCAGCTCCTCCGCCCCGCTCAGGGTCGGGCTGAAGGTCAGGACGCCCGAGGCATCTAGGCTGTACCCCTGGATTTTCGGCGTGGGCGGCCCCGTCATGACCAGCTGCCCGACCGCACCCTCCGCCTTGCGGATGACCCCGTAGGCTTCCGTCAGGATCGGCGTCTTGCTCGTCGTCGCGGACGTTGCCCCATCCTCTAGGATGGGGCGTACACTCCCCTGTATGGTGTGCGTGAGGGACGTGTACTGCTGGCGCGTGTTGGCCGTCAGGGTGATTTCGGTCCAACCGTCCTTCAGCCTGGACCCGGAAACCAAGTAGACATCGGACTGCGAGCCGATCGAGAAACGGAGCACCGTGCCCGACTGGTAGCTAGCCGTGCGGTCTCCGTAGACCCGGATGATGCTCATCCCCCGAGCAACCGCCTGGTAGGGTTGCGTCTCCGTGCGGAAGTAGGCCGGGCTGACGGTCCCCGACGTCACGTAGAGCTTCGGATTGGTGAAGTCGTCCGAGAACGTCGCCCCGGGAGCGAGCGTCACCAAGGTCTCGTTGGTGCCGGAGAGGAAGACCGAGGAGGCGATGCTGTACGCCTCCTGGTGCTCGATCCGAAGTAGCTGGCCCGCCTTGATGATCCCCGTCTGGTTGCCAGCCAGGGTGAGCGTCGGGGAGCCACCGACGATGCTGACGTTCGAGACCTGCATCGCGTTGAGCAGGTTGACGCTCTTCTCCCCGCCGATGGCCTCGTATACGTAATAGTCCACGTAGACGCGTTCGTCCGTTCCAAGGCCCGCCCCGTGTGGCAGGGCATCAGTCATCGGCACGGTGTCGGGCTCGAAGATGACCGCCGAGGTGGTCACATTGACCACGCACTGGGTGGGGATCGTCTGCGGACGCCCGCCACGGAAGACCTCCGGTGCCGGGTTGCTGGCCACCGTACGCCCGAGCGGATTGAAGTAGACGGTCGAGGTGATCGCCGGACGCGGGTACGGCTGGGTAACCTCCTTGCGGACCAAGAAGGTCAGGCGCTCCTGCGTGATCGTGCCGACGTTCCCTGACGAGTCGACCGGGATGTAAGTGACGAGCCCCTCGTCCCCCGCCATGAAGCGCTCGGTGAATTCGATGAAGCCCAGGGCCGGCTGGAGCTTGTAGTCCCGCCCCTGCGTGAGGTTCTGAACCGAGTAGACTTGTTGCCCGAAATCGCTGGTGCTGAAGTTCAGGTTGCCCGTAGCCAGGCTGACCTGGACCATCCCTGGCGCCAGCACACCGAAGTCCGCGTCCGTGTTGACGGGGAGCAGGGGCGTAGAGAAGCTCTGCCCGAGGCGGACGGCGTGCATCCCGGTCATGGTGGGAAGCCGTAGACGCCGAATGATCTGGAAGCTCGCCCCTGCGTACGAGGTGAAGGGCGTTGCGACCTGCACCAGATGCGCATCAACGACGGTGATCGTCCGGAAGCTCCCCGCATCCGGGCCGGTCGTCATCTGCAGGGTGTCCCCCGCCTGAACACCCGCAGCGACGAAGTTGACCCCGGACGACATCGTCGTGTCGTCATCAAAGGTCCCCGTTCCACTGGTGATCGTCGCAGGAGCGGTTGCCGTCCCGAGCTTGCGGATACGGGAAACCACGGTGTTCGGATCGACCAGGAGCAGCTCCTGCCAGTACCGATCGATCACGACCTCGGGATTTCGCCGGACCTCGTACACCAGGTTGCCGCTCGTAACCCCCGCCACATCCGTATGGACGCCCGCACTGAGGGCGCCACCCGTGGCAACCTTGTAGACCCCCCGGGCTGCACCGGATGTCACGATCAAGTAGTCCCCGACCTGGAGGGGCGTCCCGTTGGAGGTGTCCTTGAAGGTCGTCCCGCTGAACGAACCTGAGAGGCCCGTCGTCACGATACCCCCAGACGTCGCTGAGAACGTCAGAAGGCCCGGCGTGGGGTCCAGGATGACGTCCTGGCCTACGACCAGGCTGCGGTAGACCCCCGACCCAGGAGCGACCTCTGCGGCGAACGCGTAGTTGGTGCCGAGGACGAGCGGGGCAGAGAGGGCCATCGTACCCGTCGCCGATGGGACGATCTGGGTGTCGTTGACCCTCCGATTTGCAAACTGAAGCACCTGCTTGTCGAAGTCGATGACGTAACCGACTCCCGCCGGTGGGCTGGCCCCATCAAGCCTGGGAAGCGGCCCTGTCCATGTACCCGTCCCCTGCTCCACATGAACCGTGACCGGGTAGGCCCCGGCGTCGATCGGTAGGGCCGGCAGGAAGACCTGGGGTGCTGAAAGGATCGGGCTGGCCAGCGTGGCATTCAGGACGGGGTAGAATACCGAGACGTCCTTCAAGGCAGGGTCAGCGGACGGGTTGACCAGGCTGCGGAACAACCTGAAGCCGATCCCCCGTTCGAGGGGGAGGTCGCCGAAGATGACCTCGACCGGATAGCTCGCGTAGAGCGCTTGATCGAACGACGAGAAGTGAACGCTGCCCGTCGATCCAGACGGCCTGACCTCCACGACGTCGATCGTCCCCGGGCTGCTGAACGGGGCTGAGGGGTCGAGGCGAACATAGGAAGCAAATTGATGCCCAGGGACACGGAAGATCAGGTCGCCACCGATCGGGGGTAGAACCGAGATCGTAGACGGAGATGCCACCGTGTTGAGCGACTGCCGCGGTAGCTGCTGGTCCCGGGCGAACAGGACACCGTCGTAGTAGACGGGCTCTCCCGTTGCGGTGTCCGCTGCGCTGAAGGCGAGACGGCCCGTGAGTCGGCTCCACTTGACGGCACCCGCCGCGGGAAGAGGCGCCAGGGAAGCGTCCGTGGGAACCTCGATCGTCTGAAGCCAGAGGCCATACCCGAGGCGCAGCATTGGATGCTGGCCCGTCGCCGGTAGGGGGTTTAGGAGGAGAGGCTCCGTGACGAGGCCCAAACGCCCGCTGCTCTCATCATCCGTGAAGAACTGCTGCCGCTGCCAGCGAACCGCCTGGCCGTTGTAGGTGGCGATGTCGGCCGCGTTCCAATTGAGGGCGCCCGTGCTGCTGTTGACCTCGACCGTCCCGACCGGGGGCGCCCCGAAGGCACCGACGACGTTGACGTTGAACGTCTGCCCGCTCCCGGTACCCACGGAGAGTCGATAGGGCGCGGCGGCGAGGGCTGCGCTCGTCGGCGGAATGACCTTCAGCTGCTGCGTGGAGGGGTTCGACGAATCGAGCCTCCCGACCTCTGACAGCGGGCCGCCTGCGAGGAGCTTGAAGCGCTGGTTGCGGCCATCGTACGTGAAGCGGGAGATGACCTCGTTCTTCGACCAGCCGAAGGTCGCGTCCACCAGCGCCCCATCCGTCATGGCGAGGACGAAGTACTCGACCCGGGGCGTAGGCTCGGACCCAGAGGGGTAGGCTGCGTCGTACGCCGCCTGGTTCAGGATCACCGTGGCTGGAGAGCACGTGTAGGGAGAGTTGGCCGCACCTACACGCGGGGGCTCCAGGACGTACCCTTTGGCAGAGAATCCCATGTCATCTTCCCTCTCATACGATCTTGCCCGTAGCCGCCCCCGAACCCGGGGCCGA